CATCATTTCAGCATCGAAATTAGGATCCTTACCGATTACCTGGAACATTACCCTGCTGCCCCCGCTCCTGCTCCGGCTGCCTCAAGGGCTTCGAGCGGGCTTCCTTTCTCTGTTTTTTGTCTTAATTTAGGTACCATCTCCGCAACCTGCTTCACCTGTTCAAGCCTCTGCTGTTCCTGCATCGCTCTCGCCTTTGCTTCTCTGATTCTCTCTACTATTCTTGGATCCAGTATAGCTTCCTGCGGAAAACTATGAGACTCTGCGATCTCCCGAGCGATTACGTCCCAGTCAAAATCATCAAGTATTTCAGGTTTAAATTTGGCAATTACTGCAAGTTTCTCTAAAGTCCCCATTACCCCTGACGCCTTGTAGAGCCTCTTTTGCGCCTGTGCAAGAGGCCCAAGGTAATCAACACGTATATTTTCACCTGCATATTCAATGAGTGATTCAGGTACCTCGGGAAGCCGGCCAGCGGCTTTCTCTATACTATAAATCCGGTCAATAATAGGATTGAGACAGTCACTCTGAAGCCTCCCGATCGTTGCCCCGAGAACCGCGGCTTTTTCGCTTTGCCGCTCCATGATCTCGGTTGCCGTCATCTGCCTCTGTGCCTCAGCGAGCATAAGGAAAAAGTCCACCCGGAAATGCTTTCTGATGATCTCCTCTTTTTTGTTTATGAAATCAACCGCAATCGGATACTGAATGTTGGTATTGATCGGAGAAATGATCCTCTTTTCCTTGTCATAGAAGTTATGACCGCCAGGATAAAGCTGGAGCCGTTTCCGCATCTCTTCTGGTATGTTGTACGGCGGTTTAACTGCCATATGAGACGCGGTATACACATCCTCGCTGAACCGGTTCAGTCCCAGAATTTCAACCATCGCGTCAAGTGCCGGCGACCTGCCGTACCATTCATTGCTGTTCTTTCTCCACCGCCATACAGCATATGGAAGATCATCGTAGCCAGCTTTCTGGATAATATCCTCTCCGCTGTACTCCATATATACTGAAGAGAATCTCTTATTCGCCGAGTTAAGTTTCCCATACATCCTGTCCTCATTCGGGAAAACCGCATGGAGAAACTCAAACTTCTTATCAGGTTCGTGCTTTGAGGCCTGTCGGATCTCCAGACTCAATTTACTCTCGTTAAACTTCTTAACCGCCTCTCGTGCGGATATTTTAAACCGCCTATGAACGGTATCCACTTCACCGAACATATTCTCTGCAATGAATATTTCCGCAGGATGAAGAGTACTAAAGACGATTTTCCGGTACATGACGTTCTCTTCTGAGTAAATGGATGCGGTACCGACCGAACCGCCATCAAGAAAATACTCATGCATCTGTCCGTAGAAATTGGACCGATGAAATGCAGAGTAAAGCGCCTCTGCTGTTTCCTGGAGCCAGATTTTTGCTCCAGGCAGATCCATCAGGTCCTGTATCTCAAATATCAGTCTGAACCACTGCATTGACGGCGATACCAGGTAACCCATCAATCCGTCAGCGAGCATGAGAAGAGCACTTCCCGGGGTGCCGTCGTATATCAAAGTGCCTTTCCGTTTCCCTCTCTCGGCCTCACTCCAGTATTGAGTAAATCCCTCGCGCCTTGGCTGGACGAGCTCGGCAGCCTTCTCCCACTCGCTCTCCCAGGGCCTTCGTATCTCCTCAAGCTGTTTCTGCCGGCTTCTTATTTTCTGTGCGAGTGTCTGCCCTTCTTGTATGACAGCTTCTGTCGCCATCTATTTCCTTCCCAGTATGTCGTAATTCTCGAGTCCGCCGGAGTCCTCAAACATCTCTACCGGCTCGATTACCCTCCTGTCGGCTCGGGTAAAGTCTGATAACACAGCGTACCTCGTTTCATCGTATGCATGATCCTCCTGACCGTCTGCTATGTCTTCCGGATCGTCATCGTCTACAACCAGCACCGGCATTGTTCGGATCCATGCATGACAATTCTCAAAAATCATCATCATCGGTTTGCCGTCGCTGCCGATGGTTTTCAGGTAGTCGTGGACCTTCGCGATCCCCGACTTGCGGTCATTGTTTCCTTTGATCATCTTCCAGCCGACCGCCTCGAAATTCTCAGCGATTGAAGGACCCTCATCACTTTTAGCCCATATTGAGGGATCTGCGACCATCGTATCGCAGCCTTCGGCAACACTTATATTCCACGCTTCCTGTGCGAGCTCTTTGGAGGATTTTTTCAAACCCACATCGCGCTTTCCCTTCTCGCATCCGTACATCTCGCGGTAACGGATAAGCCTGCCCTCGTTTGTCTTCGTCCACCACCCGATTGAGTACGGCCTCGCATATCCCCAGTCGAAAGAACAGAACCGTATCCAGCTCGGATGTAAAGGAATAGGCCTTATGAAATGAAGATCCCTTCTGATCTCCTCGAAAGCCTGGCCTGCAAAAACATCCCAGTCGCCTTCCCTGAACGCCCTGTACAGATGCCTGGGGAGAGCCTTGAGCCTCTTTTCATACCCGGGGTCATTCTTCATGAGTGCCGGGTTATCCTCGAGCTTTGCCGGAATGAAAGTGCGGTACATCTCAGTTTCCGGATCGTAGTACACGTTCATCGGCACTTTTTCTTCGATGAAACGATGCTTAACCCAGACGTGCCCGATCCGTCCGGGGTTACCGGTCGCCCGGATCCTCACCGGTATTCCGTGAGGAGAGCGCGCGCAGCTGAACATAAAGATGTAACACTTGTCGTTCGGCCACTCAGTAAGCTCATCAAAACCAACCCATGTATATTGGTGCCCCTGGTAAAGATGAACGTCCTCGTCTCGGTCGAGGTGTCGCATCTTCAAAGTGGCACCGCCTGGAAAAGACCATAACCGCTCACCTTTCAGGTAGCGGGCCCCGATTCTCGGGTATATCTCACGGGCCCTGTTCTGAAGCTCCTCAAACTCCTTGTAGGTTCTCCTGAACAGGATCCCCCTGTGCTTACTCCCGTATTGTTTTCCCCGGAGGAAATCAGCAAGCATGAAATCGGACTTTCCTCCACCCTTCGCGCCCCCGTAGAAGAGTTCGTCAACAGTCGACTCAAGAGCTATCGCCTGCTTCGGCTGGGGTTTCCAGATGGTCGATAGGTCCTGATCCATACTTCTTCTGCCACTCCTCCGGCGTCATCTCCTGCGGTAAAAAGACCACACCAACCGGCTCTCCATCCTCGCCGGTGAGCTCCATTTTTTGCTTTTCAAGACCATGTATTTTGACAAGCAATTCTCTGCCCCGTTGCTGGATTGCACTGTCATCAAAGAGAATAACGTTTCCATTCTCATCTTTTACAATCTTACCCTGGTAAAGTTCTACCTTCTTCTGATTCAAGCTCTTCGATATTTCTTGTACTACTCGCTGCAATCCCAAACCAGCAGCTTCTAATAGTTTTTGAAGATCGTGCGCATGTTCTTTTTCAAACGCATCACATGCACGTTTTGCTAAAATATGCCAATTCGCTTTCTTCGCCTTCGATATTGGAACAGCCTTTTTCCATGCGTCTGTATACGAATAGCCCTCGATATTTACAAGTTTCCATATTTTTTCTGCTCTATTTTGTCTGATTTTGTGACTTTTCGTGACCTTAGGCATCCCATTACGCCGTCCTTCTCAATTGCCCTTCCTGCAACACTACCCAGCCTTTAAACCACTGTTTGTTTTTCGCGAATACCACATAATAGTTCTGTTCAGTCCAGATATAAGCTCTTACATCCCATACAATCTTGTTGTCCTGCTTTTCAAATTGTCTTCGGTATACGTCCGGTTTGCCGTACTTCTCAATGTATGGTTTGCTGATCTGGTAGAAGCTCTGACGGTCTGAAGCGATTACAGGCTGGAAAATCAGAAGGAGGACGAAAGTAATCAGAATAAACACGGTTATCTTTCTCATTGCATTCTCCCACAAAAAAAGACCCGCGCCGAAAAGAACACTCCACATCATCATGAAGCATTCTCTTCGACACGGGTCGGTTTGTGCCGGTGATCCGTGACTTAGAAAATTAATCTAATATTAATCTAAT